AATGGGGTGCCTAACGGGTTTCGATCCCGTACTGACAGTTTCACAGACTGCCGTGCAGAGCCACTACACTATAGACACCATTGTTGGTGCCGCCTCTTGGAATCGAACCAAGTTCCCGGATTCTTCAGACCCGTGCTGAATGACCACACTAGCTCAAGCGGCAAAAATTGTTATGGTTACTATCGCCTGTTTAAGAGCCCTAAGCGGCTCTCCTACTTGTAGGACCTATGGCTAGTAGGAAGTAGGATTCGGTATTACCCTGATAGTTGGGCTGCTGGGCCACGCATTTTGTCAGAACCATATTGAAACGCACTATGCCACGCTCTGAACCTGGACTCTTAGTAATGTGTTTCAATATGGTGGCGGGTGCTCAACTCCCGCTGCTATCGCACTCCACTGTTCACGTTGTACAGTCGGATATCTTTAAGGGGACGACCCATCCTAGTCACCAGCACGACATTTATAGGTTCAGCATTTGAGCAGAATGCAACTGTTTCTCACCATATTGAAACACACTCGACCGTCTCTCTTTTACACAGCAGACCGGAGCGACCGGGGCTTGAACTGTTTATGCGATATCCTGTTTTAAACCAGGGACGGACAAAGCGCCACAGTGTAAGTGTGTTTCAATATGGTACACCGTATGGGAATCGAACCCATCTTTCCACCTTGAAAGGGTAGCGTCCTAACCGATAGACGAACGGTGCAAAATTTGTACAACTTGTTAAAGATCGTTTACTGCACTATTTCATTATTATAAGAAAATAATGAATATTTGTCAAACTGCTATTTGGTGGTAATGGTTGGACTCGAACCAACGATAGTCTCCGTATGAAGGAGGTGCATTAGCCACTATGCTACATTACCTTAATTTGGAGCACAGAGTAGGATTCGAACCTACGACTTTACTGGTTTGCAATCAGTTGCATTGGGCCACTCTGCCATCTGTGCATTAATTTCTTGTTCTAAATTAAGTGTTTCATGACTTAGATAATACCAATAACCACGTACTTGGTATCTTACATTTAAAATCTTCCGATCTATAAACATACGAAACATCCAATGTAAAACTTCTATTGGCATGGATTGACCGCACTCACGCAATTCTAAAATCACGTATTGACCAAACTTATGAGTTGTGCATATAACTTTTACCCTATCAGGTTTCATCCATTCAGGTATACTCGAATCAAATGACCACTGACAAAGATATGTTTTACAAGGATGTTCAGGACGACGATCATATATACCACAGCCTGTGCCCAAGTTATATTTACAAGGACTACCAGGCTTAATGACATGACCGTGTATTTCACCTTCTAACCAACCTGCACAACATTCAGTACAGCCATCACAAGATCTAATCTGAATAGGTAATTGCATAATTAATTGGTGGACCGTAAGAGAATCGAACTCTTACCTTCGCCGTGCAAAGGCGACGTGCTCCCATTATCACTAACAGCCCATAAAACTTGGTCGGAGTTGCAGGATTCGAACCTGCGACCCTCTGCTCCCAAAGCAGATGCGCTACCGGACTGCGCTAAACTCCGAATACTTCTGGTGGGACGTGACGGGATCGAACCGCCGACATTCACGGTGTAAACGTGACGCTCTACCATCTGAGCTAACGTCCCAATACAACTTGGTAGCGCAGGAGGGAGTCGAACCCCCAACTCCAGCTTATGAGACTGGTGAGATGCCATTTCTCTACCGCGCGGCCGTTTAAAACTTTGGAGCGGGTAATCGGATTCGAACCGATTCGATCAGCTTGGAAGGCTGTCATGCTACCGTTAACATCATACCCGCTTACATTCATACTTATTACTACATACTTAACAAATAAAATTCTTTGGTGCCGCAGGAGGGACTCGAACCCTCACCCGAAGACTGGCTTCTAAGACCAGCGTGTCTACCAATTTCACCACCGCGGCCGAATTCTGGCTGTCTAGGCTGGGCTCGAACCAGCGACCAAGTGATTAACAGTCACCTACTCTACCTACTGAGCTACTAGACATCATTCTATAACTATATATGACATTAACGCAAATGTCAAGATATTTTTTGGTTGCTCCTGATGGTAACGATCCAACGTCGCACGATTATCAGTCGTGTGCTCTACCTTTGAGCTAAGGAGCAAATGGCCGGTCTTACAGGAATCGAACCCATAACTTTTCGTTCGAAGCGAAAGATGATATCCATTTCACCAAAGACCGTATCTGGCAGGGGTACTTGGAATCGAACCAAGGCTATCGGAATCAAAATCCGGTGTGATACCATTTCACTATACCCCAACAACTGGCATCCCGGGAGGGACTCGAACCCCCACGAACAGTTTTGGAGACTGTCATGCTGCCATTACACCACCGAGACATATTCATAACGCACTCATAAGAATGCGTATAATAAAACAGACTTTAGCAATCTGTTTTATTATAACCGATTTTTACTACCAACGTTATCGCCGCTAGCCTCTCATCCTCGGTTCCGCCCTCATTAGTAGCTGATGTTTAACGTGCCAGCAGGGTCGCGTTCCCTATCACACGTACTACAAAACAAAACCCCAGGGTGTTTAATCCTGGGGTCCTTTGGAGTTTAAGTGTATTTGTGTACTCTTAGGTCTCCTGGACCCCCGGGGTTTTGGGTGTACTATCATTAATATGACGGCACACCTGCCAATACAATGACTCCTTGGCCATTGCTGGAACTATGTTGTGCTGTCTAAATAATGAAAGTATGTTTTGCATCTTGTACCTATTGTAGTTTATTTATTCTTTTTTGTCAATACCATTGATTTAAATAATTTTGGAAAATTTTTTGTTTAAGACCAGTGACAGTCTTGTCAACATAAATTCTGCCTATAGCAACATATCTATCAATTGATTCTTGATTTATAACACAATGAACAAAAGAACAATTATTAAAAAAATACATTGATCCTAAATTAGGTGTTAAAAAACCATATGGGTAAATTTTTACACTAGGTTCCAAGCTATGCAAAGGAATCCAGAAATACTCCATTCGATGCCCATCAATTAATGGGGGATCTATATGAGGTTGTACCCATCCACCTGCAGCTAATTTCATTATTTGAAAACTTTTTATTTTGAACCCAAAATTTTCAAGTTGATTGATTAAATCTACGTTGAAATTATAAGCAAAATCATTTTCAATTTCTCTACTTTTTTCGCCAGACTGTACTAGGTTTTCTTTTTGCATAGTAGAATAAATTAGCCGCACAGTGGTCCAATTTTCGCTATGATTTTGTGAAAACCAACTATGACCTAAATCCTGCTGTTTTCTTGCAGCATAATTTTGAGTATAATTTTGTTCGAATAAGTTCTTATTTGCTAAACACCAATTGTAAGTATCTAAAGTGTTCAAATTTAAATCAACTTGAACAAATGGTATAATTTTGTTTTTCCAAAAATTAGATTCTTTCAATACTGTTGAAACAGTATATCCAGGAAAGTCATTGTCTATAAAATCTTTAGTAAATTTGTTAATCATTGGATTTTGCAATATGTTCAATTACCCATTTCCATATAGGCAATGAAAACTTTAATATCCACTCACCATTTAGTCGTATGTCAGTTTGATTGTACATTACTTTATCTATTGTAAATCCTTTTGATGCCATGTCAGCTACCCAACTGTCAGACTGAAAATGTGTGAACGTTGAATTAGCAAAATAAAGTGCAGTTTCGAGCTTAATATCGTCTATTTCTACTTCTCTGATTTTAATATAATGATCGATGAAATTGCCATCAATTAATCGTAAATCATTATCAGTTTTATCCAACTGTACTAATTTGAGTATATTAATATCTTCTTTAAATTCTGTTCTGTAATGTATAATTTCTTTTTTTGTAAATTCTGTGCGGTCAATTACATCTATTCTGTCAGCTGACAATAGGGTGTCATTTAAGAACACTTGAAATACAGGTTCTCTAACTCCAAAAAAACTTTCTATGTAAAGTTTTAAACTTGTAGTCATTGATTAATAAGGTCTAGTCAAGTTTGCCCAAGTTAACCATTCTTTGAATGCGTGGTAAACACGTTGCGCTTCACGTTCATCCTGGTCAACTTTGACTCCGCGCACCCAAAACCCATTGCCGTCAATTCTAAGCATTTCTGTTTGATTAGAATGTAAAACAATGTTGCCTTGTGCTACAGTAGAGTCATCAATTGCCAACTTATCCATTCGAATACCACGAATTAATATAATTTTGGTGGGCCCAGTTGGGTTCGAACCAACGACCAACGGATTATGAGTCCGCTGCTCTAACCAGCTGAGCTATAGGCCCAATGTGTGTATTATACAGATATTAAAATTATTGTCAACCTATCTACGTTCTCTAGATTTAGATGCAACGGGTTCCTGTTTTGTGGGCCCTTTTCTAGCTTTTAGTCCTTGCACTGAATGCGTCGGTGCTGGTGTATCTATACCCGGCACGGGTTTTGCAGGTTGACTGTATTGATCTTTAGGTTTGCCTGCGTTAAAACTAAAACTAATTTTACGGCTGGGTTTAGTTCTTGCTGTATAACTATCAGCATCTACTTCGATTCGGCCGTTGAACACTGGTGGCCAGACAACTTTAAATTGGCTATAATGCAACCCGCCTTCTTTGTCTGTTTTTGTTTTAGCATAAACTTGAACCAAACTACTTTTGTTCAATACTTGTTTAAAAAAGTCAGTGATTTTTTCACTGTCTTCATTTAACATACCAGCTACATACTTTGCACAGATTGCTAATAAATGAAATCCTAATTGATATTCTGGATGAGTAGCATCTGGTTGATAGGGTATAGTTTCCTTGAGCATTTCCCACCGAGGTGGCAATTGATCTACATGTTTAATATCTTTATTGTAGATACTCATTAAAAAATCTACATCAGAAGGATCAAGAATTCCATACTCCTGTGCTAACACTAAAGGCCCTTCAATGGCGCTATTCGTATCTAATATTTCAACTGCATCGATTTCATTTTTGAATTTAGTTTTAAAATTACTACCAAAATCAGTGTTTTCTAAAGTTTCTGCAATTGTCGCTGTGCTAGGTCTACCGCCGCCCGAACTGTCTTTAACACTAATATCAACTTTTTCATCTCCAAACCAAATTGTAGCATCAATAAGTTTTTCTGCTTTAGCGGGGAAACTTGCTGCGGTTGCTTGCTGCCAAGTATATCCCATGGGCTTTAACAATTGTTCATTCACCATATTGTAATCACCAGTTACAAAATTGCCGCTTTGTAACGCTATAGGTGCTGCTAATTCACTTAGTTTAATTTCAATAGCACTTTGAAATTCTGCTAGGCCAGGAACCCCAGTAGTATTTCCCAGTTGAACATTCTTAATCAGTTCGGGTAATCCTTTTTTTAACTCTATAGGCATATTACTTTGAGATAAACCTGCACTTACATTTTGAACTAGTTGTCTAATACTATATTTGGTCCCTTCCTCAACAAAATCTGTAGGCTCAATCGGAATAGCTGCTTTTTTCATTTGTGCAGTTTGAGCCCACAGTCCAGTTTCTTTAGCAAAATTTGTAGTTTGCCAATAGATACCATTTGGTCCCAAACTTTTTTTGGCTATAAATTTTTTGGCAAATACATATACGTCGCCTTTACTATTTTTCATAATACAAACCATAGCAGCTCGGCCATAACTAACCCCAAACACATTGACCTGTAATGGATTTACTTGTTCTACTATGTCTTGTATTGCAGTATCTAAAGCTGCAGTTCCTTTTTGTTGCGGAGTGTCTTCATATTTGTATTCGGGATCTGGAGGCACAATTTGAACATCTGTTAATGTATACTCTTCTTTTGTGTTTGCATCAACAAACGGAATGTCTTTTCCGCCTTGAATTTCTATCCATCTACGTGCTATTCCGCCTGTGCTTTCCTCAAGATCGATAGCTTCAATTAGGTCAATATATTTTCTTAAATCCATGGTAATGTCCAAAATAAGTTGTTATTCTTATTTATTAGTTGTTTTTATATTGCAGCGCAACATAAATAATAGTGTTCACAAGACAAAAAAGGAAATCAAATGATAATTTTAAAATGGATCAAAAGTCTATTTAATGACAGTACAGTATATGAAAGTAGATTAGAATCGTTTCTTAGTTCAAAAAAGCCCTCATCTGTAGCAGAGATAGAGCATTGGATTACAGAGTTTCACAGACGGGGAGGCATACTATGAGTAAAATTATTTCTATGTTAGATTTTTTGTTCAGTCTGACAAGTGATATCGCCAAGTTAAGAACAATGTATAAAGCACATCATCGAGATTATCAATGATAGCCAATTGGATTCCAATGACCGATGATGACTGGGATTGGGTAAACGGAAAAGTTCCTACTCCTAAAAAACAATAATTACTTTCGTTCAATGTCCTCTTCTGCACAGTTTTCACCATACTGGATTTCAATTATTTTTAGAGGCTGGTCTGTTTCATTACAAAGCATATGCCACTGATTAAATTCGATCCATGTATGTTGATGACGTGCAGGACTGGCCATTAAATCATAATCAGTGTCGTAAGGATCCACAGTATAAACTGTAGCTTCTCCTTCTGCAACAAACCAAAATTCAGCACGTTCTCGATGTCTTTGCATACTTAAACACATTTTTGGTTCGACGGTTAATTCTTTGACTTTTACATGTGTATCCACATTGTGGAGAATTCTATAATACCCCCAAGGTCTTTTCGTTTTGGGTGACTTCCATTCATCCAATAACCATCTACTACTGTTTAACTTATCTGTGCCACCCACACCAAATACAAATTCTAAGTTTGGATCCTGGACATCCATCTCCGGAATATTTGTTTCTGTACGATCACCACCATTAGCAAAGATAATTGTGTCAGATGGATAGTTAAGTCTTACTTTTCGAATGGCGTTTTTTGCAGTTCCATCGCTGTCATTAAACTCAACTGTGCCGTCTACCATTTTAAGATTTCGAACAATAGTTTGCCTATCTTTAAACTTCATAAACGGTCTGCTTTTTTTCTTAGCTAACCACTCATCACTGTTTATTCCTACAATCAGAATATCACCTAATTTTTTTGCTTCTTTGAAATATTCAATATGTCCCGAATGAAGCGGATCAAACCCGCCAGTGCATAGTACAACTTTCATAATGATACGTCTTCCATTCCTGATGTTCTCAATCTACTTATGTGACCTAACATAAAGTTTTTACTTTCTAATCCTTTCATTAGGCCTAACCATTTATTTCTTAATAATGCAACTTCATTTATAATAGTTTCAAAATCTATAACTTCATCTTCACCGTCTACATACTTTTCGGCATCTCTGCTCGTTAAAGCTCTAGGATAATTTTCAAGATATTTTTGAAAATGTCGTTTACGTATTTTCCTTAATTGCAAATTCAAATAATTCAGTACCGCCTCAATTTCTTGGAGCTGATTGAATCTATGTTCAGTTACACCTGGCAAATTGGCAATATTGCGTTCTAAATGTCCTTTGATGCCACATTCGAATTTAGCTTCTGCCAATTCATTTTCGTAATGAACAATAAAGGCAGGTATACTGCCTAAGTCAGATACTACTCGGTTATACCACATTTATTCTTCGTAGTCAGGATCTTCTTCATCTTCTTCGTAGTTTCCTGCGTACTCATCAAAACTACGTTTGGTATAACTGTCAACTCCACTGAATTCTTTTAATTCTTTATCCCCTAGTAAGTCGACCAATACGCTCATTAAATTATCGCTAGCTTCCTGACGATCTTTTTGTGGAATATATTGTTTTAAAATACTATATGTTTCTGTAATTACATCAATGTCTATGCTCATGATTCAATATCCTGTGTTTGGGACAGTTTATGAGGATTTTCCACATAGTCTTTCATAATTCGATCTAGAGTTTGATCATCATTTCTTTCCCAAGCTTTCCGAAACTGTTTAATTACGGTCCCGTCTGCCAATGTATATTTAAGACTATTACCATCTTTTTGCAATAATCCTTTTGCTTCAAACATATCAACTAGACCACTATGAGGATTCATACCAGTTTCATAAGGAATTTTAATTTGTACACCTTCAAAAGGTTTGGCATATCGAGTTTTCATAATCTTACAAGCAGCGCGAATTCCCCGCACTTCAGAAATTTTGTTCCCTTCGTCGTCTTCTTTAAGTTTAAGTTTACGCATTGCAACCACAATACTGGATGCATAGATAAAACCTTGACCACCACTAATCTTATCATCCGGGTCAAACATATCCTGACTGGCATAGGTATGATTAGTTGCTACTAGTCCGATATTTAAATCACCAAATTGATTAACACAATTACGAACTAATGCAGTCAATGCTTTGGGTTTGCGTCCCATGTCGCCTTTAAGATCACCTGCATCAAATTGATTGACATCAGTGGGAGTAAGTAACATGCCTAAACTATCAAGAACAAATAAAACTTTAGGCCTATCTGTTTCAGGAATAGTTTTATATTCTTTAACAAATTCACTAATCATTTTAGCTACATCATCAATCATGGCCATGTTAAGCTTAAGCAATTTATCTTCAGTTGTATCCACTCCTAATGCATGGAGCCAACTTTCATCCAAAGCATTTTCTGTATCTATTAGAATACAGTAAATTCCTGCTTGTTGTGCATTACGAATTAGATTGCCTGAACAAATAAAACTTTTACCAGCTCCAGATTCACCTGCAAATACTGTGACTTTTCCCAAAGGAATTCCCTTATGAAAATCACCACTTACAAGATAATTCAGTGCATAATTGCCTGTGCTAATCCAAGTATCGGGGTCACGAAATCCTACACTAATACCGTCTATGCTTTTTGTAATGCTTTTACGAAATTTACTTAAATCAAAAGGTTTAACCATAATCAGTCCTTAATAATTATTTGTTTAATATGTTTATTATCTGTAATTTTAGTATAAGTTGTATCTAAATCCAAGACTTTTCCCAAACAAATTATACCGTGCCCTAAAGATTTGTTAAAAGGATCAATATTATTTTTTTCAAGCCAATTTATGTATTGAGAATTTTTAGTCATACTAAAACCACTAAACAATAAACTAGCTTCCCCACTGTAATAATGCAAATTTTTAAATCCTTGATAACTAATATCTAACCCATCTTTGTATAAGTCAAAATAATTTTTACCTAACTCGGCATAATGCAGAATCAATGTTCCCGGTTCGCATTCGAATTGAAAATAATCATAATCATCTTCACTGAATCCGTAACGCCGATATTGGTCTTTGTTAAAACTAATGTAAAAAGATTGCTTACCGTAAGACTCAAACGCATGGACATAAAAATTTAAATCTCTGATAGCAGATTTTAATTCATGATTGGCTATTACGAATAGTCTTGTTGGTTTATTGTATTCCCCACTCAAGCTTTCAAACTTTTGATGCAAATAATTAAAATATTCCTGGGGTTGTTCATCTAAATTTTGCCGTATTTCTATAAAATTTTTTAAGTATTTGTTAATTGTAACACAGGCTGCTGTTAAACGATTTTGAATATTTTGTTTGTTCTTAAAAGCAGTAAAAGCCTCGTCTTGATTAAAATCACAGTTGTTTAGGCACCATCTTAATTCATTTATCCATTTTTCGGTAAATGGATTTTGATAAAGTGAGATATCAAAAGACACCTCACCTTTAGTGCCTAAAACAACTGTTAGATGCATTTTACTGCATTATGATTTTTGACGATTACGAATCATTGCCAAAATATCTTCTGCACGTTGGCTGGCAGGTTTTGTTGCTTGCACAGGCGCAGTAGGTGCAGGTGTATCCTCTACATCAAAAGGAGGCTCATCATCTTCAACCTTAGCTACTGGAGCAGGACGACTTTGTGCAACTGGCTTTACAGCAGGTGCATCATCATCCGCACTGCGATTAGTTGAACCTGAGTTCATCATACCTGCAGGCTTAAAATATGCTCCCCAGCGATCCATATCAAACGGTTCACCGTTAACACTGGCTTCAAACATTTCCTTAATGATTTTCAGTTCCTGTTCACTGGGCTTTTTAGGCAGAAAATCAGCAAGATTGTAAAGACCAAACTTTTCGATTGCATCACGTTCTGCTTGGGTAAGTGCACTTTCTTTTCTTGCCCAAGTACTAGTACTGTAATCAGCATATCCACCTTTGCTGGTTTTCTTGACATTGAAATCAAGACCACCCTCATAGTCAGTAGGCATGTTTTCCAGTTCAGGATCCATCAAAGCGTTTTTAACAAGGTTAAAAATTTGCGGACTGATAATGAAACGACGAATTGGATTGTCGATTGCTTTTTCATCGTTCAACGGATTTTCACGAACAAATCCTTGAAACAAATAAGATTTTTTTTTCCAATACTTGCGACCCATTTCCTCGAGACTTTTGTCTTTAAACCATGTACGAACTTCTGCAAGAATTGGACATGCTTCACCCCACATTTCCACACAGGGTACTTGAACAAAAGTGGGCTTGCTATCAACTTGGCCTTTTACACCAGCAAAAGGCAATTTGATCATTAGTCGCTCGACCCAGAAAAAAGTGTTTTTGGTATTTGCGTCAGGAAGAAAACGTACACGAGCAGTAGTACCTTCAGGAATGTTCCAATGGGCATAAATGCCATTGTCACCACCACTGCTGTTACCCTGGGATTTGTTTTCTTGTGCTTGAAGTTTTGCGCGGATTTCCGCAAGTGAAGTTGCCATAATAAGTTCTCCTTTGTTTTACCATGATTATGTGCCAAGATACTAACTTGCACCCTGCAAGTCTATAACAAATGTATTTAGTCTGTCAATACTAAAACTTAAAATATCGTTGAGCACAGAGTAACTGTACAGTCAAATTTGAAAAGATTCAAATTTTATTTTACCAAATTATTTTTTTGACTTGTTGCCCCAATTTTTGGCGCCCATGTTGCGGCATCTTTCCATCGCTCCACTGGCATACGCACTTGGAATAACTTTATATCTTGCTTTTACTTTATAATAGCAAGCATCCTTTTTTTCAGCCAAAGCAGAGCTACTGTATGCTGGTCCGCCGCATTCTGGGCAACTTATTCGACCTTCCGTCAAACCATGCTTTTCGGCAATGTCATTAAGATCGACTCCACGCTCACTTGCAAATTCAGTAAAATCAGCGTCAATGTCAAATTCATATGCATTGTATAGTGCAGTAAAACCTTTGGCCATGTCTTGTTGGAATGCTTTATATATTTCTGCAATAGTTTCCCGATCTTCTGGTTCTTCTCTAGTTTTAATAAACTCTTTCAACAGAGATAAAATTATCTTTGTTTCATTGCTGATTTTTTTTGTCTGTACGGTCTGTGTTTTATTAAATGCTTGATAGATATCTTGTTTGACATTGAATCCCTGGTCCATGAGTTGTTCTGCTACATGATCTCTAACAAAGGTATCCATGGCATAAAATGCTTTGATACCTGCTGCCATTCCTGATGATATAAATGTTTGACCAACTTTGATGATCTTGGCAGCATCAGCCCCGTCGCCTTCATCGTTATACATCTCAACATAATCTTGGCCGATTTCGATGATAGCATTGCCGTAGTCTAGAGGTCCATTTCCACCCTGGCCGTCACCAGTAGCAAATTCATTTAATGAATCTTCCGCCACACCTTGCTGGACTTGCGCCACTTCAACTTTACCTGCTTGTACTTCACGCTCGTAGCCATGATTGCGAGCCCAACTTAATCCGGTTTTCATAGCCGCCTCTTTATTACTGACCCCACCAAACTTTATCATTGGCTCACCGTTGATCATTACTTGCCATTCAATGTTGCGCGGTGAATCGGGTTTATATTTTTCTGGATCGTAAGGTTTATGGGGTGGCACTTTTTGACCTGAACCTACATTATGTGATCCACCTGCTCTTGAGATTTGCTGTTTAGCTTGCCATACTTCGTGCCATAGTATGTCAACTAATTTACTACCTAACTCTTCTTCTGCCCACTCTAGCATACTTTCTCTAAATTCTGTATCGTAACTAAAGACTGTATCTGCAAGATCAAACCAATTTGGAGAATTATTACTGCGTAGTTTATCATACGCTTCTCTAACATCAGAAAGATCTTGCTTCCAATTTATTTCTTCTGGTTCTTCTTCGTCATAGTCAGTATCTTGAGCAGTTCCTAATGATATCATTACACCAGATAAAAACTTCTTTACTGCTGATACTGTTTTAGGAGGAGCAGGCTTGAAGAATTTTGCATAAGTTTGCTTCATCAAATCACTGTAATAATTTTCCGCCAAACCTTGCTGACCCTGGCTTATTCTGTGCAGAGTATTCAATTCATCCACTAGTGCCTGCCCGGCCTTTTTGATATCTCCTGTATGTTTCATTACAGTGTATGCAGTTTCGATAGCCGCCATCATTTGTTCTTCAGAAGGTTGCCATCCTTTTTTCGGATCTAAAACTCTTTTAAATAACTGCATTAAACCGGGCAATGTTTTTATTAGATGTGCTCTATATTCTTCTGCTGCTTGATCATGCTGGCCTTCGTTCATTCTTCCTGATAATCTATTCAGTGCACGATCTAGTCCTCGTTCTCTTTTTCGATCAACTGGGGTATCGAAAGGGGCCTTATTATACTGATCACCTGCACGGCCCGATTTAAAACTGTCACTGGTAGATCGAAGTAGTTGATCTTGAACATTAGCTTTAATATACTTTTTTAATAGTTCTTTACTTACTTCGTTTATAGATTCTTTTTTTGTTTTAACATTAATTGCTGCGCCTGTTCGTTCTGCATTAGGATCTTCTCTGCGCTTTCTCCGAGCTGCACTGGCACGGCCTTTCTTGCCTAGTGCATGTGCTTTAGCTTGTGGTAAACATTTTGGCTTGCCTTCACTGCTATCACCTCGAGCACAGTCACCGCGAATTTTTCCGTCAGGTCCAAATCGCACCCATTTTTCTTTAAACCATTTGCGCAGATTTTCAGTTAATTCTTGCTGTCTTTTTTTTTGCTCCATTACCCCCTTACCGCCGGGTAATTCTCTATCAAACGTAGTGCTACCATAAACTCCATAGCCATAATCGTAAACTCCCATCTTTGGGAATTTCATTTTAGGAAATTTTAGGCTGATCCAGTCTTTAGCACGTTCTATTTCGTCTTTGCTTTCAAAGTAGTAAACACCATCTTCAAATTTAAACTCAAAACCTTTTTCATTTAAAAGTCCAGCAAGATTTTGATTTTCATTGTCATCTACTATGTTCTCTGCACTGTCACGCTCAACATTTTGTAAACTGTTAGCAAAAGGACTTTTAACATTTATATCTGCAGAATCTTCTTCTATATCTTCTGCATCCATTGCTTGTTTTTTATTGTCCTTATCTGTGGGATTTTCCTCAAACTCTCTTACTATATCATTCGCCCAAGATTCGAATTCCTGTTCTGTGGCCATTTTACGACGATGATACTCTCTAAATACAACTGGCAAAGCATTAGTAATTCTATCATCGAATACTTTTCTTACAAACCGTTCTCTCAATTCAGTCAGATCAAATTCAGTTTCTTCCAACACTTCTGGTTGCCATAATTCTCGATATTGATCGTAACCGCGCTGACTGCGAATTAGATGTAAATCACTATGCAATCTGCCGTAATGATCTATGGCACTTTCTACCATTTGCTGAGTTTCAATGTCTTCAAATGTTCTACCGCGCATGTTGCGAACAAACATGCGAAGGTCGGCCATCTCTTTAATCATTCGTCCTATATGCTGGGAAAAGTCGTCGTGCAGTTGTCCGCCATTTTTTACATGTCTTGCGTAAGCTCTTGCACCGTTAATAGTAGTGCCTTCGGGAAGTTTAAATCTTTCACCTTGGGAATTCTCGATGTAGAACGATTCAACATTTCGACTTCTTGCACCAGGAATAGTTTCGTCTACTATGGGTTTACTATGGCGTGCAATGATACGCACATCTTCTAATTGTTGATAACTGCTGCGACGTGTGCCATACAATTTAGATTCATTAACATTGACTTCATCTTTGGAATACACTTCTGAATCTTTATTCAGGTATTTTAAATCACGTAAATTTAATCCACTTTTTCCAATATCTCTAACATCAAATACTGCACCTTCCGCCATTGCAAAAAATCGTAATTCTTTTAAAAACTTGAACCACTGCTTTTTTTCAATTGGTGTCATGAACTGGTCTAAGTCTTGAGCATAGAAAACTTTTAAATCCTTACCCAATACACTGATAGTAATAGAACCAAAGTTTTTACCGTTAGCAGCATAATCAAAGCTAAAAAATCTTGCTTTAGCAGGATCCAGTGTGCTTTCACGTTTTTCATCACGTATAGCAACCGGACTAAAACGATTGCGTAACTTGTCAAATAATCCAGATGCAGTTTGGTCAATATTTCTCATAATATATTATTTATGCGGGTCAGTTTTAAATTTACATCATAATAAAAGGCATGGGCATGATGATTTCATCCGACGAATCTTTTAATTTTTCGTCTAAATTACTGTCATATTCTCTAAGAAATATTGCCATTCTAACTACTAATAACATAGCCATTACTAGGTCATCAGTCTCTCCCAGCTTGGCCGCATAGCTGTTATTAGATGCTACAAAAGTTTTTAATTCACTAACTAATGATTTACTGGCAATATGTAATTTTTTAGTTTCGACTAAATTTTTAAACTTCGCACACGCTGCCAGTTTAGATTTATTTGTTGTGTTAAATCCTTTTCTATAGGCCCTTGCCTGCCCTGCCCGTTTGGGTTCACTTAAAAAAATACCTTTAAAGTTTTCTTCTCCAAATTCCGAAATAGTAATTAATGCTGCTTCACCAATTGTGTTATTTTCTACACTAAAATATACATCTGTAATGGTATCTATTTCTTCTGAAATATATTTTGTTATTTCACTTAAAATTTTTACTTGTTGTTGTATAGGCGTGCGATTATGCTGCCATTCCGCTACTTGGTGCATACTTGGCAGTTCGAGAACCTGTATTGCCGCAGGATCCCCGCCTGTTCCTAAACTAGGATCTAATCCTACTAGATATATATTGCCTTTTTTGGGTTGTTTGTACCATCTTACCTGTCCTTGTTTTTGTATAGGATCTATGCCAGCAAGTTCCGTTAACATAATAGGATTAATCAGCGTCTCATCATAGATAATGAATTCACAATCCATTTCACGACGGAAGCGTTCTTCACCTAATTGCGCACGTTGTTCTGCTTCCCACTTTTCGTCTCTATCCGGATGTTCTTTCCAATAACTACGAAATGGTTTAAATCCATTAATGCCTAATTCTGTTTCATTGCCATATTCATCTATACGTTTATTGGCTTGCCGCCAAATTTGTGCAAACTGATCTTCATCACTGTTCGGGGTGCTTGTAATAATACATTTACCACCAGTGGCCAAAGTTGGGCTAATAGAAGTCCAAAATTCCTTTGCTATTGTAGGTCTTACGAAAGCAAACTCATCACAATAAAGCAACGAAATACTCATACCCCGTCCCGTATTTTCAGTAGTTGTAGCACTGACTATTCTAGATCCATTATCAAAATCTATACTGCCTTTGTTATAACTTGTTACACCTGCCCGGATAAAATTTGGAACACTTTCGTATCCGTATCTAATACGCTGCATAATTTCCTGACTGCCTGTATATTTGTGTGCAGCCACTAAAATTGTGCTGTCCGGAACAAACATAGCATACCAAAGTAAATATCCTGCAGCAGTTGTGCTCTTGCCAGTTTGCCTGGGCATTAAACTTATACTGTATCTATAATTATGATAAGTTTCTACTAAACGTTCTTGATATTCAAAAGGCTCATATTGCATCCTACCTCTAGTAGGATGTTGAATATAAAAATAGTTTGAGAGAAAATGGGCAGGCCCAGAAACAGGATCTGCACATTTAATAACCTCACGTAGTTGACTTTCTGTAAAAGTCTCTTTAGTATTTGGTTTTTTGATTAAAACGGTTTCAGACAAAGGTTTCATAAAATAAATATTTTATTGTATTTAAGTCAAAATTCGATTAAATTTAACTATTCGAAAATAGATTGATTAATATTTAAAATTATCGTATAATAAATTTCTTTTTTTGAGTATATCAAAATGTCGGACGTTCTACTATTAAATTCGGATTTTAATCCAATTAGTGTACTTCCATTGAGTGTAATCTCATGGAAACATGCAATTAATTTATATTTCATGGATAGAATTACAATCATCGAGGAATATGAAGATTGGGTAATCAGAAGTGAAAAATTGGCTATAAAAGTTCCCAGCGTTTGTATGACTAAACAGTATCTAAATTTTAAAAAGACACCAAAATTCAGCAGATCCAATATGTACTTAAGAGATCTATATCAGTGTCAATACTGTGGTGAAATATTTACTGCTAAAGATTTGACATTAGACCATGTTATTCCAAGAAGTAAAGGCGGCAAAACAACTTGGGAAAACAGTGTGTCTGCATGTAAATCTTGCAATCATAAAAAAGGCGCAAGAACAGATATGTATCCAATGCGTAAACCTTTTAAGCCAGATCATTTTCATTTAATAAACAAATGGAAACAACGGCCTATCCAAGTCCGCCACAAAAGCTGGTATACATATTTGGGAATTGAGCCACCAAATTAAATTGGTTTTTCGTTTGTAAGATAAGGCTTACTGAACCAAAGTTTAAACCAGGCCTCGGTGCCTGGTTTTATATTATGTTCTCGCATTAATTTTGCTGTTTCTGTTCCTGTAACACTAATATTGCTACCGGGATAACCTTTATATTCAGTCCATTTTGGTCGATTGTTGATACCTGACAGGAATTTAAGTTGTTCTATATCGTCCATTATATACCAAATTTATTTTTTTTAGGTTTTGCCACAGGACTAACTTTATATGTAGATTCAAGTTCCTGACTTTTAAGATCGCCGTTGTTTAGGTCTTTGTGCCAACTGCCTACAGCTTTGAATGCTTGCTGAAGCATCTTTTGCTCCTCGGCAGTATAGGGTGCAGCAATATCATGTCTACCAGCCCAACTTTCGTGATCTATGTTTAAAGGGTTCTCTCCATCTGCCATAGCTGCAGCCATCATTACACGATTTAATTCGTAAATCCTATCTGCAAATTCTGCATCACGAAAAAGATTAAGACCTACAGTAGATTGCTGCAGTCTTTTAGCGATCTTTGCAGGACTACCTTCAACAATAACTTCTTTGATTTTCATTTACCAAGCTCTACAAGACCAATAACGTGCTTTCCAGCGTGGGCCAGGGTTATCACAATTATGTCTTGCTCTAAATGATTTACGACGTTTAGGGTTAGACTTTTTAATCTTCATCTTCTTGTCGCCAAAATTTACCTTGACAACATTTCCTTTAGGACCACGGACGTAAACTTTTGATTTTTTAACATCACCTGCCATTGGTTTACCTAATTGAACCTTGCGACCTTGATATTCTGCTTCCATTACGTCATCTTGACCGTATTCGTCTACTAATTGTTTATGAATGATGTCAATAATCTGTTCAAAGTCATCGTCAGGGTGTAAGCCATAATCGATCACAATATCATCATACATTTCCTGCAATTTTTCAGAAACGTAGTTTTCAATTTTGTCTTGAGGCTGTGTCATTACTTGATAAATGTCCTTAGTGCCATTTACTAAATCTTGAAACAGCATATTAACTTCTTTCATTGCGCCCTCAACAACCATTTGTCCTTTGGATTCAAATGTGGCACCTGCCATTTTTAAAAGTGCTAAAGTTTTTAAATCAGCTTCAAGCAGAACACCATCTTGTAATATATCTACAACCCCAGTGTGAATTACAGTTTCGCCTAGTTCAATATCAAAACTATCACCTAACGCGATAGTTTCGTTTACGATAATGTCTGCTATTCTCATTTAACGTACCTTTATACTTTCGTACTCTTTCATTAATGATAAAGAAATACTTTCAGCTACATCTTTCACTGCCAATGGATTATCACTGAATCTTGCACTGCCATGCTTGTTCATTTTTTTGGTTTTTCCAGCAACTTCGCCGTCGCCCCCTTGTAGTTGTGTTTCTAAAGGAATTACTTCTTCCTCAGGTGTAGTGCTGGCATGATATCGATCATCTTTGGCTTCTTCCATTGGAACTACAGTAACTTCAGCTTCTGGCATTGAACCGGACTGTCCTTTCATACCTGCTAAAGAAAGAAGCTGCATTAACTCTAATGCTGCATCACCATCTGCAGTTACAGTAACACTTTTAGTACCATCTGTGCTCATGTTAGTTGTAACGTTCATGCGACCTTCTTGATCTGTCATGCCGTTTGCCATAGGGCCCATGTCCCCACATTCATCAAGTTTGCTTTCTTTTACTGGATATGTTTTACCATCAACTTCGAACTCTTTGGCGCCAGATGCCTTGGCTTTGGCTAAAGCTCCAGAAAATTCGTTGCCTTCGTCCATGTCATCTTCTTTAAAATGACTTTCATTTTGTGTTTTCATATCGGAAGTCGGAGCAGGTTGACTTGGCGCTGAATTTGCCTTTTCTCTGTCTGCCATTACCTGTGCTTGGGTTTTTTCACCTGATAAAATTTGCACTATTTCTGCAGATGTCAAATGAGGTTTCCGTGGAGCAGGCTGACTCTCTTTAACCTTTTTGCCACCTGCTCGTAAATCTGCCAGATCATCAGCTTCAATATCGCCATCTTTATCAACATCTAACTTATGTTGTTTTCCATGCAACTTGCCTTCCATGCCAGCAAGACGCATCATTTCTGACAACTCATCTTCTTCCATATTACATTTAGATGCGGGAGTGAAAGGTGGACATTTAGGTTTGATTTCGTTGTCTCTGTTTCCAGTCTGAGGTTGTGGTTGAGTACTTGGTTGCGTACTTGGTTGAGTACTTGGTTGACTTTGTTGAGAACTTTGGTTCATTCTTTCTATTTGGTCTGGAGTAAGTTTAAGTGTTCTATCTTCCACAGAGCCGTCCGGCATAATGATCATTTTTTCGTCTAACTTTTCGTCTGTACCAGCAAGACGCATCATTTCTGATATATCATCTTCTCGCATATCACTATCTAAAGTAGCAGGATTAACTTTATTTCCAACTAATCCAGGAATATCAACACCTCGATCAGAAAGTCGTTGTGCTGCCATGCTAGGACCAAGACCTCTTTCTTTACTGTAGACGTTACTGTCCCCTGGTTTCATATACATACTATTTTTTACTCTATCCACATCTGTCTGAAACTGTGTGTTGTTTGGCTGACTTTCAGCAACTTCTTTGTCAGTATCGACTTCCGAACGTTTGTCTGGTCCTTGCTGTGGCTTGGGCGCAGGACTTGGTGTAGATTTAGCTGGTGCAGGTTTTAGATGTGGATTTAATTTATAATCTATATCCGGAACTAATTCACCTGTTTTAGGGTCACGCTTATAAGTAGGCTCCATTGGAGCAGGTAAACGACTGTCAGTTTGACGTTCAACTAACTGTAAAAAAGCTTCAGCAATCATCCGATTGTTTTCTGCAATCCAACTTTCCTTCATTTTATTTTTACTGCCGGCAGGTCTACCACGACCACGTTTTTCACCAGTAGACGTAGCTTTCTTTTCACCGGCACGTACTACACGATTTTTTACGCCTTTTGGGCGGCCTCTGCCACGCTTTTCTCCTTCGGGTTTAGCAATCTTTTTCTTAGTTTGACCATCGTCATCTTCGTCATCGTCGCCTTGATATTCTGTACCGTAATGGCCTTTATGTATTACACGATCAGTGGCACCTTGTTTTGGCACATCTTTCATTAGGTCACGCCAGTAATCTGCGTCGCTTTCTAAAATTACATTTAAACTTTCTAAGATTTCTTCTTTTGTATAGCCATTCTGGAATGCTCGATGAATTGCTTCGCTAACGTGCTGAGGTAAACCTTTGTGCTTAGTTGCTGCAAAATCACGGGCTGCTTTTTTGCTCATGCCTTTTGCTGCCTTAGCAACTTCCGGACTTGCAGGTTTACCACCTTTTTTTGCAGCATGTACCATACCCATGAATTTCTGTTGGGCACGACTTACTGCTTTTTCATCTAATTGTTCTTCGTCCATTTTGTCGTGCTTGGCACGTATCATTGCCATTTTTTCTTTGCTAGCCCCTTCGCGGCCTGCTTTCTGAAGAGCTTTCATACCTTGCTCACCATATTTCTTCTTACCTAAATAGGCTTGCAATCCAGATTCTTCTACTTCGCCTTCCGCTATAACTTTGTGACCTTCCTCTTTTTTCTTTCTTAGAAATCGTTTGAATTCATATTTGTCCTGAGTTTTAAAAACTACACGGCCATTGTATATGACCTTGAATGTATTAACTGGATCGCCGTATTTGTTGTCAGGAGATTTCTCACTGGAAGTCTTAGCCCAATACGTATCCTTGGGAGATTTATCACGAGATTCAGAATCTCGTGTTGAGCCTTCTGCTATATCTTTTTTGCCATAAATTTCATCATACATGTATGGGTCATGCTTTTCTAAGAATCGCTCTACGGCTTCATCCCATGTTTTTATTCCATCAAACTCCCCAACTATTACACCATTAATTAATTTCTTATACATGTTGTTCCACTCGGGCCCGTAATGATCACGGACTTGTGCTGGAATCCTTTCCCAAATTGCATCCGCAAATTGTATATCATTTAATTGACCTGTGGATTCTGTTACTTTCTGCTCACCAAGTTTCTTACCAGCAGCAGCGGCTTTTTGGAACTTTTCTTTTCCATACTTCTTACGACCTATGCTGGCAGCAACGGCTTCTGGATTTTCTGCGCTACCACCTTTCTTAATAGCAGCCACAGTCTTCTTAAAGCCCATGTACTTTTCATTTACCTGCTCAATACTTTCTTGTAATTGAGTCTTAGGTTTAGCAGCCTGCTGAGTAGGCTCGGGCTTTTGCTCGATTAATTTATTAAAATTGTTTAGGATTTTGTAAATGTCGTTGCTCATAATTATTTTCTTCCACGGCCTACTGGCGGTAATTTAGGTTTGTGTCCACCTAAGGGACTTGTTTTTCCAACTGGTAAATCGTTTGTAGTTTTTGCTTGCGGAGTTGAGCCACCTTCAGGAGCTTCATATTGGTACTTGCGTGTTTCTTCTAATTCTTTAATTAAATTAGGAATCCTTGCATCACCGACCAAAGCTTCTCCACCAGGACCTGGTCTTTCGCGTTCCATATTATCTTGCAATAACACAGATTCACCAGCTTTGCCACCGATATTACTTTGCTCTAAGCCATCCCTTGTTGCTTCAAACGGACTATTTTTTGGAGTAACTTTAATACATGCTAAATTAATTCCCGCACGCTCTGCCATTAAAGTTCTTACTTGTTCGTCATTGCATGGGTAGTGAAAAGTAGCATCCATCAAGTGCACTTCAACTGGGCCTAAACTAGGAAAATCTGGACTTTCTTGAATAGGTAATCTTTTTGGTTTTGTTATAGAATCCAATTTGTATGCTTCTAAAACTGTTTTGATTTTAGACATTAGATCATCAGGCAGCTCACAGGCTAGTCTAATCCTAAAATCAAACGTTTTATGACTTTCAGTTAGATAAGCTTTAAACGATTTCATTTTAATTCCTAATATATGATATTTATTCGAAATATTGAATTTATTGCTTTGGCTTATTTAATATTTGAGCCAACAATGTATTTCTATCAACTACCATACCCTCGCCTTCAATAGAACTATCCACTTGTCCACCATCTTGTTTAATTTGATGATCCAACCTCATTTTCTTTAATTGAAGATCAACCATGCGTAGTTTTTTGTCTAACTTAGCTTGTTTGGCAGTGATAGCATGACCCAATAGTACCCCTGCAGTTTGGAAAACTTGACCACTAAATCTTGCTTCCATATTCATGCCAAGATCCATTAAATCATTAAATCTATCTTTAGCTAAAGTAGCTAATTCATCCATTTCCTGATCACTGGCATCTAATTCCCGAACCATAGGTAATGCAGCATCTATCTTATCAATGGTGCTGTCAATATCCCTAAATATTGTTTCGTTTTCTTTAAAAGTTTCTACTGCTTCGAGTGCTGTAGTCTCTTCCGGTAAATTTTTTGGTAAATTAAAAAGTTCTTCGAGTTTACGTGTCATAGTAACGGTATTTACCGTTTTTTGGTTCCTTGATGGAAAATGTCTGTTTCGTTTACGACTCTGAATCGTAAACCTTGTGCAGCACAAAACTTCTGTGCAGCTTGCCATTTTGCCATATTTAGAACTACTGCAGCTTTATCCCTTGCAGACTTTGCCGATTCAAATACAGTTTGATTAGTTGGTTTAATTTCTATTAATTCTCCGTGTTGCTTACCATTTTTATCTTGATATACAATTAAAAAATCAGGAACATATATAGTGTTTTTTCCTGTAAATGGATTTTTGTAATTGACATGAATAGCTTCACTAGCCCAGTGCAATACTGCTGGATTCCGATCACAAAAATTCATAAATGCAAATTCCCAACTTGATCTATATGTAGGCTCCTTACGACCTACATATTTTGCAGGATTCACTATCTCATATTTTCCTTGGCTATATTTAGACATGATTAATATAAAATAGTTCGAGTTACATATTTGTTTTCTTGAGGAGCCGTCTTGACTCCTAAATAACTGGTGTTGACTCTTGAATTATTTAAATACAGTGCTAAGATTACACTTAAATCGCCTTGCGGTAATTTCATAAATTTATTTAAAACTTGTAAAGGATCTTCTCTTTGAAGTTGTGCAGTTTCGATTACTGTTTGTACTAATATTTTGGCACTGTCTTTATTTCCAGTCTGTTGTTCAAAATACCCTAAAATTGAATCATTAACTTCTTGGCTGATTTCTAACGGCGCTAAAAAATAATTATTAAAATATGCTGTAGTTTTTGTAAACCCGGAAGTATTAAGATTAGTAGGAGAATTCAATATCATTATTCACTGCCCCATTCATTCCATTCAGACCAACTGTCATTTGATGGACCTTCGTTGACCCAATCAGCTGGGTTACCCATTGGATCTTCAGTGGGGCCACTGTAGTTCCATTCATCCCCACTACCAGTATAAATCGGATTACCGCTTCCATCGGTTAATAAACTACCGGCCCCCGGACCTGAAGCCACGGAGTCTGTATTTTGACCGGGAGATTTATTAAAGAAATTTAAGAATCCTGAATTGTTTGAGCCTTTAACTGTTGCAACGATCTCACCGTTTGCATTTTCAGTGACTTGTGTGCCATCTTTATACGTAGTCACAGCAAATACTTCACCAGTAATAGGATCAGTATCTTCAATGGTACCGACAACATTTTTCCAAGGTTCTGAGGCAGAGTAGCCACCTGTACCAGTCCAGCTACCTACAACATTTTTAACTTCTCCTGCAACTTTATCCCAACCTTGAACAATGGCTCCAGTTGCAGTGTTTATAATTGGTTGTAATCCATTATTGACTGCACGACCTATTGCTGCTCCTGTTGCAGTTGACACTGCGGCGCTGACTGTTCTGCCAATTACACTGTCCCCCAAGAAACTTCGATTTAGAGCTCTATTGATCGATTGCCCGGCTACTAATCCACCAACTGCCCCTGCGGTGCCCGACAAAGTATTTGTAATCTGTGCTGTGGTTGTACCACCAACAGTATAAACCAATCCCGTCTTAGGATCAGTTCTATATTGCACACCGGTTTGACTCAATGTGGCACCAGTTGCAGCTAATGTTCTAGTGTCTACTGGATTTGTGTTGATATTATTTGCGTTTTGTACTTTTCCAGGAAAGACTCCCAGTCTGTTACCTTCTGCATCTTCTGTAACTTGCGTACCGTCTTTGTATGTATTAATTACTACAGTATTGCCTTCTTCATCTGCAGTGGTTTGAACTGACACTAAATTTTCTGTTGGATTCTTAGGATTGTATGTACCGGACTTAGTACCTAATGTTGTAAATCCTGGCACTGCTTGACCATTATCGTCGATAAACACACCTGTAATTGTTCCAGTGGGTGTGTTAAGAGTACTAGGATCGACAACTACCCTGCCTGATGTTTGTTGTGCATCAAAGATTGACCCAGTTCTAACAAAATTAGCTCCTGCACCTATAGCAGTTTGCAATCCTCTGTTAACTGCTGCTAATCCTTGCGTTAATACATTAGGACCTGAATTTATACCAGCTCCGGCTGCAGCACCTATTACCAAACTACCACCATTTACTCCTGTCACTGCAGGTATTCCTCTATTTCCTACAGGTGCTGGATTAGAAAATAATTGACTTGTTGTAGTACTAGCAGTGGTTGGGAATGCAAAAGGATTACGGCCATTTAGCACTTGATTTGCAACACCTAATCCTAATTGCCCTAAACTTGCTCCTACTGCATTTTTGAAGTTTACACCTTTTAAATTGTTATAGGTTTTGTATAAAGTAAGCAAATTACTTAATGGACCACCTGCTCCATTTGCGCCGTCTGGTTTTCGTAAATCTTTTGCTACACCATCTATTACTCCAAGAATTCCACTGTTAGAGTATAAGTTAGATGTGCTAGTTGCAAGTGGACTTGGTCTGTTGTCGTAATGTAATAAAGTAAATCCGTCAACTGCAACAGGATCAACATATCCAGTAAAATATTTCACTGTTTCATAATTAACTTGCATTGTGTTTGTTAGCAGTCCTGTCCCTTCACTGCTGTCTACTTCACCATGTCGCCAAGAAGTTATTACAGGGTTTACTAACATGTATTCAGTGAATCGTTTATTGTGCAAACTAAAAATTCTTATATTACTCAATAAAGGAGGCAAGGATTGATTTCTTGGACTAAATCCCCAACCAATTTTAGATCTTAAAGAGTAACGATTTGTATGCCTATAAGAAACTGCATCATAATCACTGTCTCTAAAGTAATATGTATAATAATCATTCCAAAAATTAGTTATTACATCTGCTGCATCATCATGAAATGCGATGCTAACCGGTTCATAACTTAATTGTGTATGTAGAATATTTTTCCTATTGTAGGCATTTAAAGTTTTTGTGTTAATTTGAAATTTAGGCAAATCTGCACGTTTGACCAACATTCCTGTTTCGAAGAATTGATATCTTTCAGCAAAACTCACAATATTTGCCAATATACCCTGTGCCTGTGTTAGTGCTGGATCAAAATTAATCACCACATAATACAAAAATGATTGCTTTGGGGTCAAACGAAAATTGTCTGCTAAAAACAATTTTGTAGCATGTTGATACGGTTGAGTGGGGTTAGAACCTAATGGTTTTAATCCAGCATTATATAAAGCGGCCATAAAAATATTTAGCTCAAAAAAAAGCCTGCTCGAAGCAGGCTTTGTCTTTTTTCTAAGTATTATCCAGTTACTGCACTTGCTGGATTGAATTGGGTAATGCCCGGAGCACCTACACCTGCTCCAACTGTTTGAATGGCATTGTCGTATCTAATGGTCATGGTAATAGTCATTGCTTCATTATCAGCATATGTGGCATCACCATAATTAACATCACTCAGGAAACAGCCGTACAGTTGCCAACTTTCTAAAACTGTCGGGTCTGTAGCACCGTTATTACCATCTAGCATTTCAATAGTAGAAATAAATTTATAGTCAATGGCGCTGCTTGCACTGGCTTGTTCCATAAAATCAAATTGTTTCTGTAATTGTTCGCCAACGATTCTAGAAACATTACCACCAGCATCGTCTCGTAAAACAACCTGACTAGCTTGCCATTGAGGTCTACCTGCAATGTAAACCATACTGTTATAGACCGGAATGGAAATTGGTTCCATTTGAACCTGCGGTCTAGCAAAAGACATTAATTGTTTAGTAAGCTCGGTGGTTGCAGAGCCCGGCGCACCAAATTTCTCAAAGTATGCTCTAAATCTAAATTTCAATTTAGGCATTAAGAGACCTTGAGTGGTACTACTTTGATTACCACCCAGTGGTACTGTAAATCTTGTTAGTGATGAAACTGCCATATTATGCTCCTGTTCCTAAAGCTGAGGCTGATGCTAAATTGCCCCCTTGGATTTCGCCGGGGTTCTTTAATCTAATTGGTATGTAAATAAATTCAACATCCTTAGTTGGTTGAATTGCTACGTCTACATATAATTCATTTCTGCTAATTCTTTCTGGTGTATTGTTTGTGGTATCGCAAACTGCAAGATAATCGGAAATACCACGTTTTACAACTAAATCATTTAATAAACTGTTAACGACAGCTAAAATTGAATTTCTTGTAATAGGATCGTTAGGTTCAAAAATAAACGGTCTTGCAATGATATTCAGTTGTTGACGTAAGTAGTTTACCAATCTTGCTACGTTAATTCTATCTAATGCACTAGGAGTCGAACTTAATGTTTTCTGTCCATAAACTAATAAACCATTACCTGGGAGGAATGTCAAAGGATTAATTTTGTTAGTGTACAATACATCTCTTAAACCTTGAGTTACCCCAATTGAAATAAACTGACCGCTAGTGGGTTGAATATAGCCAATTGCATTAAGGTTGTCTATTAAACCTCGTCTAGTTCCTGCAGGCGCCAACCAAGGATAACTAATATTATCACTTTTTAACATTGCACGTAATACTGCATGACTTGATGGAACTACTACGGCGTTTCCATCAAGATCATTGGTTTGTCCTTGTGGATAGTATAAACCAACGTAAGGACTTGTTGTATTCAATCCATATTCACCAGTTGAGGTAACCTCCAAACTGTTTGTGGCCCAAGCTTGGATGTCTGTACCTGTAGCAACTAATCTCATAGGAGTATCACCAATAATAAACGCGGTGTTTTCTCTATCTTCATTTAAAGTAATCATGTTAGGAATCAACTCAGGATATCCAGGACATGCGATTAAATTAAACTGATTGGCATCCTCACGTAATGCTGTGCTTGCATCAATTGACGCTTTGAGTGCAGCAACCACAACACCTCTTGGTGCTTTTCTACCAAAGTTCGGAACTCCAGTAACATCAAATCCGCTAACACTGACCCAAGTATTCTTTTGTGAGGGCAATGATTCATTTGGATATGCTGCAGCATTGAAATAATTTGTTCTAAACTCTTTGACATTATAACCGCTTGTTCTGGTATTCCATAGTAACATACCTCTTGGATATAGTGTTGGATCTGGAGCATCTAAATCAACATAATTACTTGTCAATAAAGTTGTAATTGGTGGAATTGTGTCTAATGCTGGATCTGTTGTGCCAGATGTTGCCCAACGTGCATCAGCAAAAATAATACCATTTTGGCTAACTGCATCTGTATTGTCAATAAGCACCCATTGATCTAACCCGTTTACACTTTGATAACGATATAATTTTGGATAATTTTCTAAATCGCTTGTATCTAACCATAAATCACCGTAGACTAAAGCATCACCATTGTCTTGTGTAGTGGGCTCTTCTGTACCAAGAATTACCCCGGACTCATTAGTATTAGATAAATTATAACCTCTAATATCGTTTGTTAAGTTCTGATAACCCAACCAAGCAGTTCCGTTGCTGACCATGATATCAACTCTACTTGGGGTATTGTAATACCATAAAGTTTCATTAGCAGGAGAAACATACGGTCTAGTGACTTTAGGTGTATAAGTAACTTCTTCTAAAGGTTCCCAATTGGTTCCATATAAGGCAGAGTCGCCCAAAGTTGGTGTCGCATAAACATTAGTTGCAGAATCAGTGATACCAACGTTAGCTAGAGGTGTTCCTGCACCATCTACTAGTAGTAGATCACCGCCAAGTTCGTGTCGCAAAGTCATTGCACCTGTGCTACTTAGTGCTGCTGAAACATATGGAATTCCTGCAGTAGCAACTGCCTGAATAAATCCGTTTACAGTAGCAGTCGCAATAGAAACAGTATATGTGCTTAAATTAGCTAATTGTACATTGGCTCTAGTTGTAAGAGTAAAACTTGCATTAATGTTTGCTGCACTAGGGCTTGTTGTATTTCCAGTAATTATTGTTGGCCCAGTAGATTTACGTTGCCATATATAATTCACTAACTGATTATTGTCATATGGATTATACTGATTGAATACTGTGCCTTGACTTACATTAATACCACCACCTGTAGGATCTAAAGCAAATGTTGCGGCAAAAATATTAGCATAACCATTAACTGTTAATGTGTCCCAAGTATTTGTAGTACTGTTAAACTCATTAACAATCATATTCATACCGTCACGTTGAGCTGTAGCAACTTGCCACACGCTGCCAGTTGGCTTCCCTACAAATGCATTACCTTGCCAACTTGGAACTGACGTATAAGGAGCAATACTTGTAGCTGCCGCAGGATATGCACCAGGAGTAATACCTAAATCAGTTAATGCTGTTCCTGATACGTTTTGTATATTTGCTGCGCTGACTGTAGCTGCAGAATTAGCACTTATCACTAGTTGATTGTTTGCAATTCTTGCAATAATACCAGTAACTGCTGCACTGTTGATTGTATCTCGTACCACAGTTACATTGGACGAACCAGATAAAATAATACTTGTACCATTAATAGAAATAGTTCCGCCAGTTGATAATACTGGGTTTGTGACTGTTCCAGTCACTGACGGAATACCCATTTGCCAACCAGCATTTCCTACCAATTGCCAAGTGTTATTGTAAATTTTGTAAAATACAGGGTTATATGCATTAGCTGCATTTACTGCGTAATCACCAATCGATCCAAAATTGACATTAGGTGTAAAACTATCGCCTGCTAGATATTCAGTACTAGTAATGACATTAGGAGTCTTCTTCACCCAATTTTGAGTTGTAAAGTTCCATTCGTATACGCCCCAATTACTGCCTGCTGTATCTAACCATAAATTGCCGTTGCTAGGATTAGCTAAAGGTCTAATTGTAGTACCTTCAAGTGTCCCTAAATCAACGTCTGCTCTTTGTACATAAATTCTATTGCTGACACCTAATGCACTATATGCAGCCAATAAACCATATTCGTTTTGTTCATCCCCGTTAATTGCTGCACCACCTGCGGTAGTTTTAAATATCGGAGTACCAAAAGTTGTAATCAGGTCACGTTGACTAGTGATTGTATATATTCTTCCTGCATTTTCAGCAAGAGTGCCAGCAGCATATGATGATCCACCTGGTGCTAACTTATTTTCTGCTGTAGCAAGTAACACATATGCTACTGAGCCTAAAGCAGCTGGTGCATAGTTACTTTCATCTATTACGGTAACTTGTACGCCTGGAGAAACTAAAGCCATGTTGTTCTTCCTCTATCTGTTAAAGATATTTATCGAAACTGATAAAAAAAGTCAAATTGACTGCCCTTTGCAAAGGTATGGGTAAATACCAAATGCAAAGACCATTATGTGCAGTATGTGGGCACACGCCAGCTGCTGTGAACTATATCAAAAACAACATCCATCATTATAGAAAGATGTGTGATAGTTGTATTAGGAAGGGTAAAAAATTAAAACCTAAGCCGTCGGCATGGTTTAAAGCAGGCTATAGGAAAAAAATGCATTGCGAAAAATGTGGGTATGTTGCAAAATTTCCTGACAAACAACTTACAGTTTATCATGTAGATGGAAATTTAAAAAATTTATCTTCAATAAATTTAAAATCTGTTTGTTTAAATTGCAGAGTCGAAATTGCCAATAGTAGATTGCCTTGGCGAGAAAGTCCAATTACACCAGATTTTTAAGAGCCCTGTACAAATCTTCTATACTAGCATTGTTTTCAATAACAGCATCAAAATCTGTTGTGGCCCAACTGTATTCACTAGCATGAATTTCGGGCCAATCAACTTTCATACACTCTGGATGAAATCTTGCAGTTTTAAACCACTCAGGGTCTGGACCTCTAACAATTCTGACTACTCTACCGCCTGCACGCCGTATGGCTGTGATTTCATTAGGAAATCTGCAGTCACTGATTACAATGCTGTCTTCTGACTTTCGTAGTTTATTTTCCAAACTGGCAATCCAAATGTCATCATGAAATCCCTGACGACAAACTTCTGTACCCCAAAGTTGCAAAATAAGTCTCGGAGTTAATCCAGGCATTTTTAATCTTTCACTCCACCATGGATCAATTTCTTCACGCCATTCACGAGCATGTTTAGTACGTCCTTCCAATAACTCTCGATCCCAACTAAACACCGATGCTACTGCATCTTTTAATGTAGCAGCAAAACTGTCTCGTTTGAAACCATGGAAGTTAACAAGATAATCGGCTGCAGTATCCTTGCCTGCGCCAATCAAACCGCAAATACCAATAATCATAATATAAACTCCGTAAGCTTATATTACATTATCCTATGACCCATGTCAACGGTTGCGATCCATCAACATAGTTTTTCAAATCTTCTTCCAATTTTTCCATTTCTGCTTGCGCTTCTTGTAGCAAGGCTGCTCCATTCAATTGAGTGCCAGCTTGAGGACCCGCTATACTGGCAAATTTACCACGTGCCTGCCCTAAAATACTCTTACAAAATGCTAAAGCATATTCCTGCAACCATGGATAAACTTGTGGATCACTTAAAAGCATACTGTCTGGCTTGTAATTAAATATCCAAAGTAGAACACTTTCGGTATTGTTTAATCCATCCACTTCAGGACTCCAAATTTGTGTTTGGCTCAAATTAAAGCCAGTAACTGAATTAGATCCTAACGCTTGGGTGGCTTGCACTGTAATCACCGTATTACTATTGTTAACAGAAACTACAGTATATTGCCCACTATAGCCGCTTACAGGACAATTTTGAATGTACAAACTGTTGCCTGCAGCCAACGTAACTGGTTGCCCTAAATTAATGGTTATTGTACTGCCTATAGTTGTACCAGCAGCAGTTAAAGAATTTAAGGTAAAATAGGTATGTCCATATTCTGGCATCTTGCGTACCAGCGTTAACTTCTTGGTTACACGATTCCAAGTGTAGTTCATGTAACCACCGAACATTGTCATTGCCAACTCTTGATACTGAGTGAATAATTCATAGTTTAGTAAACCTCCCACACGACCTGCCACTAACATATAAGTGTTCAAGTAACCACTAGCAAACGGTTCAAATTGACTTGCTGTTGTGCCGGTTGTACTACCTATGCCTCTGCGAAATATCTGTCTTACTTCCATTATATAGTTAGGAAGAATATATTCTTGCACTTCTGGTAACAAATCTAAAAATGCATAGCTTTCTTCTACTGCGTTTTGTGCTTTCTGTCTATATTTTGTAAGTGCCTGTTTAATAGATAACTCATAGTGTTCTTTGTCCAGTTCTAAATCTACTATTTGATCACCTAACCGTAATCTTATATAATCGATCATTTCATTACGCAATTGATTTAAAGTTTGAATATTACCTGCAGCTTCAATTGCGCTGGCCTGACTTATAGGACCAGGTCCTCCAAGATTATAGGTGCGTAAACTCAGATCATTTTGTAAGTTAGGTTGAATAACAACATTTGCAGTAGTCATAAAAAAAGTCCTGTTAACCATATTTAGCTAACAGGACTAGGTTTAAGCTACCTTTAACAGAACAATATCAGTGTTGATTCTTCCATTGAGTTTTGTTTCTGTAGCCTTGATATCGTCTAAAAACTTTCTAAGAATAATTTTGCCTGCTTTGGCAAACTCCTTAAGCTTCTCTTCTGGCTTTCTCAAAGTTTTACTAATGCTCTTATCTGTGTCAAAATTTTCAATTCCGGTGCCTTTAACTGAAAGCTGACTATGAGATGCTGCAACGTATTTGCCCAATTTACGGGTTTTAGTATTATAAACCCATAGTTCAGTGGAACCAATAATCTCAGCTGGATTGATACTGACCAATTTTAATTCTTTGAAATCCTTGGCATATTTAAGTTTTGCAGTTAATTTTTCTTTTGTTGGTGCTTTTTTAACTCGGGCTTTCTTGGTTGCCTGTTTTACTTGACGATATTCGTCCAACGCCAACAACACCAAATCCAACCAACTAATAATTCTTTTGAAATCTGCTGCTTTATAATGTTTATAAGCTTCTGCAAGTTGGGAATCTTTTTTAGATTGTGCTAATTCCAATTCAAATTTTCTGTTTTCAAACACTGCTTTGTACTTGGGCAACTGTGCTTGAATAACTTTATTAGTTGTAAGAAAATCGTAAGGTTTAAAATTTGGCTTGGTATTTTTTACAATTTCGTCAAACATACCTTCCATTTCGCCTATCAGTTCAGAAGTTTTTTCTGCCAGTCTATCTTGAATAGTAGGACGGTATTCTTGTGCCTTAGGTTTTGTAGTGATTTCTTCAGGATCAGGTTCAGTATCTGAAATTGCTGCAATGATAGACTTAGTAAGAAATTCAATATGCGTTGCCTTTAATGGCATACCTGCACGATGCGCCATTACTAGGCTACATGCAGTCATAGGAATACTTCTGTCTGCACTACGTTTAAATGCTTTGACTTGTGTTTTGTCAAACATTCCAGATTTTTCAGCCCACTCCTCTACATGTTTTTTAGTGTCTTTTTGATTGTAAAAATAATTGTAGTAAAAGAAACTTTTACGCAATAGATGATCAAAGTCCTCGTCAGACCATTCTAAAGCATCTGCGGGCCATTCAGGCTCGCCACCTGTGTATTTTTCATCCGCAAATAAAGGATTACGAACTCGGGGAGGTTTAGTTTTAATTTTAATTCCGGCAACTGTAGGCATATCAAACTCCTTTTGTCAAGTAAGCCAAAGTAATGTACTGTTCAAGATTACTAACCAGTTCATCAAATTTGGTTAGTTCATTATTATATTGAGCTGTAACTTTTCCTATTCTTCTACATTCTATCCACAAATTATTTACAAGTTTTTGAGTTTCCGTCACTGATTGGTACATTCTTTGTAGATCAATTTTTTCTCTGCCAGACGGCATTCCAGCTATCTGATCCCTGCATTTGTACAGTCTAGATTGGCAGTTAAGCATATCCGGCATTTAACAAGTATAGCACCTTTAGTTTTTATTGTCAATCTAACAATAAATACATGATAAAAGGGTTAAATGTATGCCTAGGCTAAGTATGTGGCGCCCAAACCACACTAACGATTACAAATTTTTTGACAAATTAATATCCGAACAATTTACAGTGGGCGGCACAGGCATTCTTCTCCACAAATATATAGGCACAAACAGCCAGGCAAATAGTTACGTCACTTCGAATTCTACTACATCAGGTGCTACATTACATTTTAGCAATGTGGCTAATTTTGAACCAGGACAAACTGTACAAGGTGTAGGTATAGGTGCAAATACTGTTATTGTTAGCACCAACACTGGAAGCAATACTGTTGTCCTAAGCAGTAACATAACATCAAACATTTCAACAGGACAATCCTTAAGTATATTTTGGAAAGATGCATCACAACCCGTTTATCAAAATCAAAGTGCTCTAAATATTCAAGACTTATTGTTTTTAGAAAATAGGGACAGGAAATATGATACTTCCGTCTATACTCTTCGGGGTGTTTATACTGTTAATGATAACGATTTTGATTTAAATCAATTTGGTATATTTTTAAGTGCAGACACAATTTATATGACGTTTCATTTAAATGACATTGTGGCTATTTTAGGTCGCAAAATTATGTCGGGTGATGTATTGGAACTTCAACATAAAAAGGACTATTATCCATTAAATGAGGAAATTCCCGCTTTATTAAAAAGATATTATGTGGTGCAAGATATAACATTTGCAGCAGAGGGATTCAGTCAAACTTGGTGGCCGCATTTATTAAGAGTTAAAATGACTCCGCTAGTAGACAGCCAAGAATACAAGGATATAATTAATCAAATTACTGGCACTGACAGTCAAGGAAATATAACACCATTGGGTTCATACTTAAGCACCTTAGATAAATTATTAGAAATAAACGATGCTGTAATAACTCAAGCTGAAATTGAAGTTCCTAAAAGCGGAACCAACGTTGATGAATTGTATGTAGAACCAATTAATCCGGATGGTAGTCCAGGAGATCCCACTGGAGTGCAAGTTGATATTACCCAGATGACAGTGGATTCCACCGTAAATTTTGCAGCTACCCAACCAACAACTCCAGATACCAACATTCCAGCATATTTGGGAGGGGACGGAACTCCGCCTAATGGCTGGCCCGTATCTGCCAGAACTAGTTTCCCTCAGGACCCCACTATCGGCGATTACATATTGCGTACAGATTTTGTTCCTAATAGGTTATTTAGATATGATGGTACAAGATGGACCAAGATAGAAGATAGTGTTAGAACAGATCTAACACCAGGACCAAATAATCGTACACAACGTAGTTTATTTGTAAATAATACAGACACCTTTATAGACACCGAAGGCCGAACACAGCCTGTCAGACAAAGTCTTAGCAAAGCATTAACCCCAAAGGCAGATAATTAATGTCTCTCCAACAATTTTTTTACGATAATCAAATACGTAGATACATTATTCAATTCATGCGAATGGTATCTAACTTTCAAGTAGAATTTGGAAAAGACCGTAATGGTGTTACTGCGCTACAAAGAGTGCCAGTCATATACGGTGATAGTAGTAGACAAGCTGCAGCTATAATCAAACAAAACAGCGAAAACATAATGAATGCAGTTCCAGCAATGGCAGTTTATGTAAGCGGATTAACCTATGACAGAGCAAGGCTTCAAAATCCTAGTTATGTAGGAAAATTGAATTTAAGAGAACGATATTATGATCCACAAACAGGTAATTACAGCACTACACAAGGTGATGTTTTAACTGTAGATAGATTAATGCCTGTACCTTACAAATTAACTATCAAATTAGATATTTGGACTAGCAATACCGAACAAAAACTTCAATTATTAGAACAACTTTGTATTTTATTCAATCCAGCACTAGAAATTCAAAGCACAGATAACTATATTGATTGGACTAGCATCAGCTATGTATTATTAACTGATGTTCAATGGAGTTCTAGAACTGTTCCTCAAGGCACAGAAAACCCAATTGATATAGCCACATTAACTTTTGAAATTCCTATTTTTATAAGTGCTCCAGCATTGGTGCGTAAATTGGGAGTTATTCAAAGAATTGTTGCTAGCATATTCGATGGTTCGGGCGGTTTGAACGATGCTATATATGATGAATCCACTCTTTTAAGCAGGCAGTACTATACTCCTATGAATTATGGAGTGATTCTATTAGAAAACGAACTGAGATTAGTAAAATATAATCAACCTGTAAAGAATGAATTTGGTGCACAGATTATAAAAGAACTAGTAGCTAATGTCAGTGCAAACACCACAGTAATATTGACCGACACTGACGGAATTGAGGCTAACATGGTTATTACGGGTGCTAGTATTGCCAGCAATGTTAATCCCACTATTAGAACAGTGCCTAACTGTTTAGTGTTACAAGTAAACGGTGACACGGTATTAACCAGTAATGTAATTACGGGCAATATTGGAGATAAAATTGCATTTACTGCAGTGACCAGAAAAGCAGGTGTAAGTGAAGTTTGGAGAGACGTAATTAATGTTTATGGAAACTTAGTAAACGGGGCAAGTTCTATCACTTTAGAATTGGATGACGGCAATCAAGTAGTTGGAACGATTGCATACAATCCTATAGATGATACAAGTTTAATATGGACTGCAGACATAGATTCAATTCCTGTAAACACTTTGCAGCCTGTAAATGCTATAATAGACCCTTTAAGTTCGAGACCTAATAGAGACTTGCAAGACTTAGCTCCGGGCACAAGATATTTGCTCATAAACGATTATGTTTCACAAGAAGGTGCTCAACCGGTATATAATTGGTTAGGTGTAGATGATACCCCTTTAGAGGCATATGCCAATGACATTATTCAATTTGACGGTCAGCATTGGTCAGTTGTATTTGATTCAAGATACGAAACTACAGTTCAATATGTAACAAACTTAACTACCAGTGTTCAATATAGATGGAATGGATCTACTTGGATTAAGAGTTACGAAGGTTATTACCCGTCAGGAAAATGGTTAATAGCAATTTAACAGGTTGTGGTGCATTAATTTTCTGTACTAGATCTCAACGATACTTATTTTTATTGCGAGATAAAGGCAAATATGCCAATACTTGGGGTTTAGTTGGCGGGAAAATAGAACCCAATGAATCTATTTTATCAGGACTAGAAAGAGAAATCAATGAAGAACTAGGCGGTAAAATTCTTGGTGCAAAAATTTTACCTATAGAAAAATATACAAGTGATAATGAAAAATTCATTTATCATACGTTCCTGATCAAAGTAGAAGAAGAATTCATGCCCGATTTAAACGCAGAACATAAAGGGTATTGTTGGGTGCCTTTAGAGGATTATCCCAAGCCTTTACACCCCGGAATTTTACGTATACTTAATTCAGAAACAGTTAAGAAAAAACTAGATATACATCAAACAATCAAAGATTGAACACAATACTAGTTCGTGGTTCTTGGCTTTGATTGGGCACAACTTCGTGCCATAACCAGCCCGGCCAAATCATTAACAAACCCGGATAGGGATCATACTTTGTGCTGCTCATATTATACCAGTTAGTGGGATCTTTAACTGCGTAAAGGAAGTCAAAAAACTCTCTATAAGTTTGATGCGGGTAAAAAGTAATAGGGCTACTTCCTGGCGGAGTTTGTAAATAGTAAATTCCACTTATACTGCATTGGCTATGTAAATGTTTAGCGTGTGCAGAGCCTTCCTTAAAACTATTTAAGAACATGTAAGGACGCCAATTTACTGCATTACTATCATAGCCCTGTAGTTCTAAAAATTCTTTTCCTTTTTGAAGAATGAATTCCCCGAAGTCCTTAAATTGCGGTTCATAAAATAAATTTCTAGTACCATGAGTTGTTCTGCCGTTATAGTAAAACTGTTCATTTAGGTTTGTAGTAGGATTATCCCAAATTTGCTTGGCATTGTTTAATACTGGTTCAATCCATTCAGGATGAAAACTTTTACCTATAACACTGGGAAACCAATGATCTAAAGATATTGTACTCATGATAAAGACTTATTAAAAAATAATTGTACACTCAATCTCGGAAATTCCGCAGCATTGGTTACCATTGTGGTACTGTGCCATAACGGAGGAATAAACCATATTGCCGAATTAGGATGAGGGAATACCCAACCCTGCCCTAAACTTTCATGATCATATAAAAACATTCCACCCCAATTCCAATTCCAGCTTTCGTTGATGTAAATGGTGCTGCTTAATCTAGGACTAGTGTCACTGGAATCATGATGCCAATTAATTTGTGTGCCAGGTAACCAAATATGCATAAAGCAAGTTAAATTTTGATAATCTTTGAATATGGGATCTAAGGCACAATATTTGTCGATAAAATATTGTCTGTATTCCTCAAGTGGCAGTATCAATACTGGACTGTAACTTCCGTACTCTAAACCTGCACCCCATCGTCCCATATTATTAATTTCAAATGAAGGAGTTCCTTTAGATTTTTCAAATTTATCCCGCAGATTTTGTAAAACATCTGGTTCTAAAAAATTACTAATTCGATTTATTATCATAATCAATACTCGGTTGTAAGAAAGAACAATTGAAACAGCCTACCATTTTCTTTGCTTTGACCAAAATAATCTACACTGTTATGAAATAAATCACTATGATAAAGCACTAGTCTATTATATCTATTACCAATTACGTCGTATAACTCCCATTTAGTCATATCTTGTGATTCGTAATTTTCTAGTTCAGATGCTCGAATAGCCCCAGTTTTTTTATATCTATAATCTTT